AATTATCTCTTGAAAAGGTCAGGGATTATGTTTCCTCTATGAAACAGGCTGTAGAGCAGGAGTTGGCAAAGGCTGATCTGGGTACAAAGCAGGACACATTTCTAAAGGCGAGACTTAGAAACTATATGTTGTTAGAATCGTTATTTACTACCCCCGAAAAGGCACAAGAACAAATAGAAAACGCAATACAAGGAATGGTAGGGAGAAAATAATGCCTTTTAAATCTAAAAAACAGCGTAAGTGGATGTGGAAGAATAAGCCCAAGATGGCTAAGAAGTGGGCTAGTAAATATGGGTCTAAAATAAGACGAAAGAAAAAGTCTTGACAGCGAGTAAATCGCTACTATATTATTTACTTATGGACGAAAGGTCTCAAGAACTACTAAACAAGATACTCGCAAAAACCCCAGAAGAACTAAGCACTGAGGATATAGGTTTTCTAAGAGCAAGACGAAGCTATCTTAAGCCAGCACAACTAGAGGAATACGATAGCATACTTAACCCAAAAACCAAACCTGCTGAAAAGCAGACGGTAAAACAAAATGGCAAAGCCAAATAACCATCAACAGCCCACAAAAGAAGAACTACAGCAAAAAGAGCAAGAAGCTATAGCCGAGGCTGAGAAAATAGAAGCCGAAGCAGCCCCCGAAGAGCCAGAAGAAACCCCTAAACCCGAAGCCGAAGAGACAGTCGAAGAACCGGAAGAAGCTGGTGTGGAGGCTGAGGTTGCCCCCCTGCCTGAGCCTGAGCCAGAAGCACCAGCCGAACCGGAAGAACAGGCAGAGCCTTCTAAAGAGTTATATAAGAGAAAGTTCTCTGCATCGTCAAGGGAAGCACAGAAGTTAGCAGCTAAAAATAGGGTAATCATAAAATCCCTAGCAGACGCTGAGGATGTACCCGAACCCACAGAAGAGGAGCTAATAGAAGAATATAGAGATTGGGATATGATGTCGGATATTGAGAAAACGCTTGCTAAAGAGACAGTGGTAAGCAAAAGGTGGAGACAGACCATAGCACAAGCCAAAGAACAGGCTACGAAGATAGAGAAGTGGAACGAGTCGGTAGAAGATTTTGTAGAAGATCCTAAGACCTTAGTAGATAATCCCGACCTAGAAGGTAAGACTGATGACTTTAGAGTATTTGCAGCACAAGAGGCAAACAACAGCGTACCCTTTAATATATTAGTATCGGCTTTTCTACACGATCACTCGGCAAACCAAAAACCAAATAAGGGGAGGATGTTTGAAAAGGGATCAGGTGGGCCAAATGATAAACCACAACTGAAAAAAGGGACAATAACATTAGAAGAGGCCCGACAACTAAGGACAACAAACTACCCAAAATACAAAGAAATGCTGATGGCCGGAAAGATAGAATCTGATCTTTGAGGCTAAACTGCCCCATTTTCCCCTATTGACATCGAGTACCCCCCATCCTTATAGTTAAATAAGATAACTTCCTAACCTCCTCAAAAGAGACGGTAAAAGAAATCTAAAACTTTTACCTATGAGTGCATACGGAACAAAATTAGCAGAAGGATTTTCAAGCAAGGTCATGCAGTTTGTGTATGACAATAACCTCTTAGATACAATCGTCAACAGAAACTACGAAGGAGAAATAAACGGAGTAGGTTCTAAGCTCAATATTCTCGACTTCGCTAAGCTATCAGAAAAAACATACGCAGACGCAGCTCTCACAGCAGATACCCTTTCAGAAAACAACGGTCAGCTTATTATAGATCAATACAAGTCATTCTATTGGAAAGAGAAAACCCTCGCAAAATGGCTATCATATATCAAAAATCCACATCCTTATATCGTAACCCAGGTCGGTAACGAAAGATCAAGGAACATGGATACATTTGTCTTTGATCTTCACCCAGATGTTGGTTCAGGAAACAGAGTCGGAACAGATTACACGACAGGAGATGTTGAAGTAGCAGTAACGACAGGAGTTGTAACAGGAAATGGAACGACATTTACCGAAGCAATGGTAGGCAGAGGATTCAAAGCAACCGGTCATACGACTTGGTATAGAATTAAGACTTACACAAGCGCAACCTCCATTACTATTGAAGATGACTCCGATGATGCAACTTCAGCCTACACAGGCGGAGCAATCGCAGCAACAACAGCATACACTATTGAAGCAGCAACAGTATTAACGATTACCGCAGCAAATATCTTAAATAAAGTTGCGACACTTAAACAGAGACTTGATCTTGCAGAGAAAAATGGCTTTTCAGCAGTACCGGATACAGATAGATACTTAGTTGCTCCTCCTGAATTTTTCACAATACTTACCCAAGGAACAGGTGTAGTTCTTCATGTAGACGAAGCATACCAAGATTTAGTCAAAAAAGGCTATATGGGGCAACTTCAAGGATTTAGACTCTTTCAAAGTAATAGACTTGATGGCGATAACACCGATGGATACTATTTGCTTGCAGGACATCCTAATTGGGTAACATTTGCAGAGAAAGTATTAGATGCACGAATGGAAGAAGATATAATAGGAGACTTCGGTACAGCATATAAAGACTTATTCGTTTACGGTGCTAAAGTGAAAGATATTAACAGACATCAAGCTGCTCTAGGATTCTGGAAATTCTAAAGATACTTGATAGATAAGAAAAGCGAAGCCTAAAGCTTAAGCCTAAAGCTCAAAAACAAGCATTAGGTTTTGAGAATAGGCTTTTTTTGATACTAAAATGAGCGCATTTAAAGTAAAAGCAGACTTACCAAGGGAGACAAGAGACGAACTCGCAAGGATCGAGGCTAAATCTAGTGGACTTCGGACAACTACCGAGAGTAATTTCCTTACAGCCCTTCTTCCTTACAGGACAAATAGGATTTTAAGATGGGATACAGACGAGGTATCAACTCCTCAACAGCCAGACGCTCATCTTTCAACAGATAATATCTTAGAAGCAGAGGGAAACTCTTTACCTACCGGAGATTCAGGGTTTAAAACAGGCGCTATCTTTTACGATTTAACCAAAACAGGAAGAAACGCCTATAGGAATACAGGAACGACAACTGCTGCTATTTGGAGCATAACAGGATCGGCAGTAGCTTCGCCTTCAACATCTCTAAGTCCATCGCCATCGATAAGTCCGTCTCTCTCGCCTTCGATCAGTCCTTCGGTTTCGCCTTCTGGTAGCGCAAGTCCTTCAGCTAGCGCATCTAAATCCGCAAGTGCTTCAGAATCGAAGTCATCGAGTCCATCTCCATCCCAAAGTCCATCAGCCTCAACTAGCGCTAGTGCTAGTAAATCTCTATCGCCTTCTGCTTCTGCTAGTGCCTCCGCCTCAGCATCAGCCTCGGCTAGTGCTAGTGCTTCCCAAAGCCCATCAGCTTCCGAATCAAAAAGTGCTTCAGCCTCTCTAAGTCCATCAGGATCGCTTAGTCCTTCTGCCTCTGCTTCAGTGTCGGCATCTGCTTCTGAATCAAAATCAGCTTCAGCCTCGGAATCTAAGAGTGCCTCCGCCTCAGCTAGTGCGTCTGGATCGGCTAGTGCTTCGGCCTCTGCAAGTAAATCAGCATCAGCTTCTAAAAGTCCATCGGCGTCAGCTAGTCCATCGGCTAGTAAATCTCTATCGCCTTCTGCCTCTCTAAGTCCATCAGCGTCGGCTTCAAGATCAGCCAGTAAATCTCTTAGTCCATCGGCTTCACTATCCCCATCAGCTAGTGCATCACCAAGTGCAAGTATTTCATTCCCATAAACTATGAGCAATCCTAACGAATCATCAGCAAATTTAAGCAAAAATATAACAACTAACGGTCTTACCAGCATTTCCGGTAAGTTAGTCTTAATTGCGATTGTTATAAATACCAAAGGAGCATCTTCAAATACCGCAAAGATATATGATGATGTAAATGGAGAAGAAACACCCGAGAAATTAAAGGCTACCATTGATACTACGACAAATGTCCAAAGATTAGATTATGGAATCCCTATGTATGAGGGAATAAATATACGCACTGCAACAGGCACAGCCCCGGATTTGACAGTCATCTACGCAGATACCCCATAACTTCCTCATTGACTTAAAGTAATTCTTGGTGTGCATAATGTATGCAGTGATAAGAAAAGCTGTCTTTTTAGACCAAGACCAGATAGATTTCCTTGAAAGCCTCCCCGGAACATTGAGTGAAAACGTAAGGCGTACAATAAATGAGTTCAAAGAGAGGTTTATATCATTTGATACTAGTGCCTCGGAATCTAAAAGAAAGGAGGACTAAATGGAAGAACCAAATATAATTGAAGGTGAAATGCTAACCCCTATTCCTAGAGAGCAGGGACAGGCTATAACAATGTCCTTTCCTGATGCTATGGCACAGATTATTAAGGGTAAAAAGGTCAGGAGGCTCTCATGGGAAACACAGACAGATCATGGGCTATTAAAAGACGGTTGGCTAACAATTCATACTAAAGGTGCTTTTCATACTTGGAGCGTAAATGATGGTGATATGGAAGCAAACGATTTCGTAGTGGTGGGAGGTGTAAATTAAGTGTGGAAAAAGATTAAGACTTGGCATAAAAGAAGGCTTAAGGAGAAGTGTGGTGTTTGTGGGAGAGTTAGGTGTGCGTTTCATATTAAAAT